CCGCCCGAAATTCGAGGTGATCGTGGGAGCGACCGCCGACGAGCGCCGCCTGCTGTCCGCGGCGACCGTGCGGTCGTTCACGGGCCTCGCCGAGGACGACGTGAGCGACGAGACGCTCGACCTGATGATCGACGCCGCGCTCGCCCAGTGCGCGAGGTCGTGCAAGCTTGCGTCATATCGCGGCGTCCCGCTGACGCTGGCGCGGGAATCGGTGCGGGCGACGTGGCTGGCGTCGGGCTGGTACTACCCGGGCATCATCGCGCGACCGCCGCTGGCATGGGAGCAGCCGTCACAGCTCATCCTGCCGTGGCGCTCTCCCGTCACGTCGGTCGCGTCGGTCACCGAGGGCGAGACCAACCTCGTCGAGGACGTCGACTTCCGGCTGCTGGGCGCGGGCGTGCTGGAACGCATCGATGCCGCGTGGGCGACCAGCGGCACCATCGTCGTCGACTACGTCGCGGGCTTCGTGCCGCTCGTCGACTACCCGGAATACCAGGAGGATGGCGCGACGCTCCCGCCCGACCTCGTGCAGATGATCGCCAACCAGGTGAGCATTGCCCACTACCAGCGCGGGCACGACCTCAACATCCGGTCGGAGGACATCCCGAACGTGTGGTCCGGTTCCTACAACGTGCCGGGCGGCGATGCGGTGAACACCGACGGCCTGATGCGGCCACTGTGGGAAGCGCTGGCGCCGTACCGCGGCCCGCCGACCATCGCATGACCGACGCCTACGAATTCTACCGGGGCCGCAACCGCGCCAAGCTGCGGCAGTGGAAGACCGGCACCGTGACGCTGACCCGCACGGTAACCGGCGATCCCGATCCATCGACGCCGTGGATACCGGGCTCGCCGACCTCGACGGTCTACACGCTGGATGCCGTGGTGACCGGCGTATCGGGCGACCAGGTCGACGACACGCTGATCCTGGCGACCGACCTGCAGGTGATCGCCTCGCCGAGCGCCCGGCTGGCGGACGGCACCGAGGTCACCATCGAGCCGCAGGCCGATGATGTGGTCTCGATCGACGGCGAGGCGAAGGTGATCAAGCGGATCGACGCCCATCCGGCCGCCGGGCTCGCGGCGCGCTTCGACATCTTCGTCGGATCGTAAGACATGGCGAAGTCCTTCACCGCACAGCTGGACGAGTGGTCCAGGAAGACCGACGGGCGATTGCGCACGCTGTTCCATGAGTCCGCGAAGGGCGTCGCCGAGACCGCCAGCACTCCGGTCCAGCAGGGCGGGCACCTGCCATACGAGAAGGGCAACCTGCAGCGGTCGCTGGCGGTCTCGACCATCGGACCGATCAAGATGCTGTGGGGCGTCAAGGAGTTCCATGGCACGCGCCAGGCCGTGGAGGACGTGATCGAGAGCGCCGAGATCGGCCAGACTGTCTGGATCGGCTTCCAGGCGATCTATGCGCGCAAAGCCGAGGACAAGCACGGCTTCGTGCGGCTGGCCGCGCAGCAGTGGCAGGTGATCGTCGTCAATGCCGCCGGCCGCGCCAAGAGGATCCATCCATGAGCACGGTCGAAACCGTGATCGAGCGGGCGCTGTTCGAGCGCATGGCGGCGCTCGCTCTCGTGCCGCCGCTGCGTGTCGCCTGGCCGAACCTCGCCTTCACGCCGACGCCCGGCACGACCTACCTGCGGGTCGACCATCTGCGCAACGACAATACCCGCTTCTTCGCGCGCGCGATCGACCCGCATCTTCACCAGGGCATCTTCCAGGTCACCGTGGTTTCGCCGCCCAACCGCAACGCGCAGGAAGCGACGGAGATCGCCGGCAAGGTCGCCGAGCACTTCCCGGCCGATCTCGATCTCTACGAGGACGGCATCCGGGTGCGCATCCAGCGGCCGCCCGACGTCGTGTCGCCTGACGATCGACCGGAGACGACGTGGAACCTCGTCGTCAACGTCCGATACGAGGCGTTCGCCTGAGATCTCGAATTCCCGGCTCGACCGGGATCATTGCCATGACAGGGAGACTCCACCATGGCCGTTAACAAGACCGCCGGAACCCGGATGTTCATCGGCCCGGATGTCAATCCCGACACGCTGCACGTTTTCGAGCGCACCGGCGACGACGCCGCGGCGCTCGCCTTTTTCGAGGCGATCACCGAGGAAGAGTGGACCGAGATCGAGGAGATCGAAAGCTACGGCGACCTCGGCGACGTCTCGGAGGTCGCGACCTTCGCCTCGGTGAAGGACCGCCGGATGCGGAAGTTCAAGACGACCCGCGACGCTGGCACCATGACCGTCGTCACCGGGCGCGACCCGCACGACGACGGCCAGGACGCGCTCGACGCCGCCGAGCGAACCGACTTCAACTATGCGTTCAAGGTGATCTACTCGGACGCGCGCACCGCGGACCACACGAACACCATCGAATATTTCGGCGGCATCGTGCTGTCACGGCCGACGAACCTGGGTGGCGTGCAGGACATCACGAAGAAGACCTACAACATCGGCGTGAACTCGGCGATCTGGGAAGACCCATCGACGCCGGGCAGCTAGGGAGCGACCATGGATCTCGACGAACTGAACGCCGCCGACGAGGCGGAAATGGTCGTCACCGTGAACGGCCACACAACCGACTGGGTCTGGACGTTCGCCGGACCCGGCCATCCCCATGCCGTCGCCCAGACCAACCGGGTTGTCCGCGAGGCGCTCCACCGCAACCGGCTGAAGGAGCAGGCGCAGGCCAACAATCGCAAGTGGAAGGGCGAGGAGCAGACGCCCGACGAACTGCGCACCGACAACATCAACTTCGTGCTGGAGCGACTGCTGGGCTGGTCCGAGGTGCAGATGGGCGGCGCGCCGTATCCGTTCAGCCCGGAGAACGCGCGCAAGATCCTCGATGACCGCCGCAAGGGCGCCCTGCTCCAGCAGGCGGTCGAGTTCCTGGGCGACGACAACTCTTTTACGCCGCGCTCGCCGAAGACCTGATCCGCTACGGCGAGCGGTTCTTCTGGCTGGCGTCGCCCGAGGGCGACAGCAGGCGATCGAGGGGCGACGTCCTGCGAGACCGCCTCGAGCGGGCCGAGCTGCGGCTTGCCGAGCCGCGCGCGCGCGATCCAGGGCGGCGTGACCTGCTGCTGAGGGTCATCGCCAGGTGCGAGGCCGATCTCGTCATGCCGCCTTTCCCGGCGGCGCTTCACTACCTCTGGCGAACCTACCTTCGGCTGCGCCAGCGCACGGCGCCCGGCTTCTCCGGTGCCTCGCCGGTCAGCTGGCAGGACATCGACGCCTTCGTGCGCCGGTCCGGCATCGTGCTGGCGCCGTGGGAGGTCGAGGTCGTCGAGGCGCTCGACAATGCGTTCATGCAGCCCGACCCGCGCCAGCCGACTGTTCCCGAGGGCGGCGCGCGCGCGGTTGTCTCGCCCGACGACATCGAGGGCGTGAAGAAGCTCATGGGATCGATCGGCCGGCGCCGCACCGTGATCCGGAAGGGGAAGTGACCGCATGGCCGACATCGCCTCCCTGAGTCTAGAAGTGGATAGCTCAAAGCTGAAGCAGGCGAACCTCGAGCTGAAGACCATGCCGCAGGCGGCATCGGCGGCAGAGCGGGCGGCGCAACGCTGGGGCACGGCGGTCAAGAGCGCCGGGCAGTCGAGCGAGCAGCTCACCCAGCGGGTCAAGAAGACCGTCGAGGCGCTCGAGTTCCAGCGCGCCCAGCTTGCGAGAAGCGCGAGCGAGCAGGCGAAGTTCGCGGCACTGCGCCGCGCCGGCGTCACCGCCGACTCGGCGGGCGGCGCTGCCATCCTCGCCTCGATCAAGGCGCTCGAGGCGCAGCGCGCGGCGATGCAGGGATCGGCGGTCGCGACCTTTGCCAAGCAGAAGGCGGTCGGCGCGCTGACCGCGGCCTGGGGACCCATGGCGGCGGCCATCGGCGTCGCCACGCTTGCGATGAAGGCCTGGCAGGCGGTGATGGAGATCGCCGACCTCGGCGAGCTCGCCGAGCAGATCGGTGTCACGACCGACGAGCTGCAGGCCTATCACTTCGCCGCGGCGCAGGCGGGCGTCACGACCGAGGACATGGATAAGGCGCTGCTGAAGCTGCAGAAATCCATGCAGACAGCGGTCGAGGGCAACGACGAGATGAT